TTATCGGGGCAAGTCTTGCAAATCCACCAAATCTACAGTCCAGTTCAAACTCTGAATTTTCAGGTCGAGTTCCCGATACTGCTTGGCATAGGTATCAGCCTCCTTGCGAAGAACCTTTATATCTATGGTTCTAACATATTTCAGTTCGTTTCTGCCAAAGCGAGTATCGTTGGCAGCTACGTAGTTCACCACCTCTTTCAATGCCTTGACACGCATCGACAAGACGTCTCTCTTGGCTATCAATCGAGTCAAGGAGTCTCCGTCCTGAACTATCTGAACGTTGGTGATGTTGATGCGATAAATCAAGTCTTCCAACAGGACGAGTGCTTCATCCAGTTCCTTGTACAGTTCCTCCACGTTATCGCAAGGTTCATCGCCCTCCTGTACCTTGGCGCTCTCCTTGATACGTTCTTTCAGTTGAGCCACTTTCTTCTGCAAATCGGCTCTGATGCTCAATGCTTCTGCTAACTTCATAATCTTCTATTTTTATATATGACGATCTAATTTTATTTTTATTGCATCACAAATTATTTTTCACCTTTCCAAGCAAGGCACATCCTCAGGCCAATGAGGGTCGGTTTCATTTCCATCATCAGCATAACGAATATCTCGCTGTTCGGATATATTGCGGTCGTATTTCAGTTCCACGCTCACCGTGAAGTCATCCATACGAAGAATATCTGGCAGGCACCATGGCTCATGAGTATGCAAGGCATGCATCGCATAACAGATACACAAATGGTCGTACGCCTTGTTGTGCAGATAGCCTTCCGCCCACGACGTGCCATCGTCGAGCGTATCAGTCAACTCTCTCAACGTATCCTCTTCGTTGCCGAAAAAGTTGGCAGACGCACCATTCACGATGGTATCCATCTTGCTATGTCCTGTACTGAGCAACTCATCTGTCAGATGAATCATATAGTCGAAGTCGGAACCGTAATAGTCATCATTCTCCAGATGCAAGACCGAGTCTTTGTCAGCATACTCGAATCGAAGCGTACTGTCCAAGTCGTAGCAGAAACGGTCATCCACCTTGTATGGCGAACGGTAGAGCGTAAGCCAAAGGTTACGGCACTGCTCAAAACACTCCAAGGTGAGCTTGTAGAGTTTGTCGTTCAACTGGCTCAATCGTTCCACCTCGGCAGCAGTAGGATGAAGCATCATCTCGTCGAGCGTCACCTCACGAAGCCCGAGCAAATCGTCCAGCAAATCCCGCTCCGTATCACTGAAGTTACGGAAGAACCCATCTGGATTATTATCCTCACGATTCACCACCTTCTTGATACGACGTTCCACCTCTTGCACGATGGCACGCTTATCCTCTATCGTAGACTTTTCTCTTATAAAGTCTACAAATTTGAAGTTAGGCTCCGAACTATAGCTACGGTTGTTCTCAACTTCATCAATCAGTTTTTTCCATTCCTTTTCCATTTACTTCCTCTTTAAAGAATACGTTTCCTTTTTTCCATTGATACACCTCTCGCTCATATCTCAAGCTGACATCCGTCTAAAAATCATCCATACGGAGGATGTCAGGCAAAGAGTAATGCTCATGACTATGGAGCGAGTGAAGGAGATGGCAGATGCAAAATCTGTCGAAAGCCTGATTGTCGAGATAATCCAAATTCCAGTTGGTCCCATCATCAGCCACTAAAGGTTCCCCATACGAATACCGCCCACTATCCCTAAAATTGCAATGAAAATGGAGCATATACTCGAAGTCTGAGCCATAATAGTCATCATTATCCATCTTGAGGACGGAATCCTCATCATTCCAACTGAAATCAACGTGCTCCTCCACATCATAATAATCCTCGTTTGCCATCAAGCTCGGTGAGTGCAACAAAGACTTCCAGAGATTGCGACCTTGCGCAAAGGCATCCTTCGACAGTTCATGAAGTTTATCGTTCTGATGTCCCAAATGCTCGATTTCTTCCTCTGTAGGATTTAACATCATCACATTGAGAATCTTTACCCGAGTACTCCAAAGGGAATCAAGCACCTCCCGCTCCTGTTCACTGAACTTACGGAAGCGGAAACTCTTGTCCGCATCATAACGGGCAATCATCTTGATGCGACGCTCTACTTCTTGTACAACTCTGCGTTTGTCATCATCCGACGCTTCGCCCACATACTCCATCAAAGCGAAGAAAGCCTCCGTTTCAAACGGATCTTTCTCAATTGTATCGATAAGTTGAATCCAATTTTCCTTCATCTTCACCTACGATTTCACCATTACACACTTCTATTATCTTATCATCGCCGAAACTTCCGCCCCGTACCTTGTAAGGAGAGTTTCGCTTCAACGTCTTCTCCAAATACTCCAAGTCCTTGGAACGGAGATGAGTGAGAGCGAAATCCACCTCATTCAGCTGCGACTGATTGCTCAGGGCGAGATGCTGAAGATTGTGACACATGAAGATGTCCAAGCGACGCAACTTGTCGTTCTTGCTCAAATTCAAAGATACCAAGTCCTTGGCACCCTCGATATGCAACTCCTCCAAGAGTGGATTGGCAGAGAAATCCAACTTCTCGTTTCTTATCTCGTGGAAGTCGATGAACTCCAGCAAAGGATTTTTGCTTACGTCGAGTTTCTCCTCGCCATACCCAGAATAGCCCAAGATACGCAAGTTAGGACATTCCGTGAGAATCACATCTAAGGTTTTCACCTCGAACATGCCACATCCATCAAATCCGATAATGGCATCCTCCTCTTCCGAACAGATGGTAATGGTGTAGTACATGCCCTTCTCCGGATAGGCATGACCAGCCTCCACCCAAGCCAACTTTTCGGAAGCAGGTTTCTGTTTACCTGTCACGACCTGTACCTTTCCATCGCCCCAAGCGATTCTTGCCTTGCTGCCTTTCTTCAGCATCAAGTGCAAGCCTACGGTCTCCCCCATTGTCCAGTCCAAAGTCTGGATATTGATTGTAATCTGTGCCATAATTCCTTGTTTTATGTTTACAGCTGCAAAGATAATGGTATGGTGTGTCAAATCGTGACACAAGCGAGAAAATTATCTCAAAAATCTTTGTATCACCTTGTTCCAATAGTCCCAGGAGTAGCCTACGGAAGGATGATTCACCGCCATCACTTTCACCTGCTTGCCATTACTCAGAAGATAAGCACCCATAGCAACAGGATAACCATCCACTACGATGTCGTCGCCATCCTGCCAGCGCACATTAGGAAGATTATCCCAAAGCCTCTTGCCCCATACGATGACATACTCAGGTTGGTACTTTTCGATGACCTCGAAGAATGCCTTGCCAGCCTGGTGATATTGTTCGGCTGCGCCAGCCTCGCGAGGACCACCCATCGCTGCTTGCAGATAGTTGAAGAAGATGACCGAGTTCCAGATCTTCAGCCTCATCGCTTGATTGGTCTCCTCACCCACTAACGAACGCTCAAACTTCAGGAAAGTCCGCATCCAGTTCTGCCGTTCCTTGTTCTCATTGAGATAATCATCAAGCACCTGCTGCGTAAAGTTCATACACTCCCGATGTAGCTGGCAGTCGCCACAATCCGTACAACTCTCATCACAATAATGACTCTCGCCCAATATCATGATTCGCTTGCCGAATATCCCCCCGTTGGCATAATCCTTGCCAACGAAGGGGTGAAAGAAAATATTGCTATTCATATTTTAAAATAATGAAACAATCCAATTTCCCAAGCGAATGGCCCATGATATCACCACATAAATCAACCAGCAAAGCACAACGATGAACACAGCCGTCCAAAATGCCTTCTTATTTACCTTATTGATAATCTCCTTATCATCCTCGATATACCCAGTAACCAATCTCAGGTTCTCTACATACGAACGCTTGAATACATCCAGCACATCACCGATATAGAAAGGTATGGCACCTATCAGCACATCCATCAAGATATTATAGATGACAGCCAAAGTCAGCGGAATCGACTTAACCACGCAAAGACTGTAATAGATAAATGGGAATGCAAACACGCTCGTCAAAGCATCACCGATACCGACAGGAAGGATGAAACCAAGGATAGGATCCAAGAACCACTTGTCCATATACTTCGCCGTACCTACCATCAGACGATATGATGGCATGTTCATCATCTTCTCACGCTTTGCAGCTTTTTTATCAGCCCTCGCCTGTTCTTTGGCAAGAGCCGCCTCTCGCTTTTGATCTTCTTTTGCGAAATCCATGCCCAAATCAGCCTGGGCCTGCTGTCTTCTTGAACTTTCCATACACCTTATAATTCTATTTGTTTCTTACCATTTATAAATTCCGTGAACTCCTGTTTCGAAAGAGAGAAACCGCTCAAGTCGCTCATCAACTCCATAGCCTGCTTACGTTCCTCCTCACTACCAGCCAGATTGATGCGCTTGAACACCTCACGAAGATAAGCACTCTTGTTGTCTATCTTAGCCATTTCACGCTTAAACTCATCAGCATGTTTCTTCAACTCCTTATCGTATGCAGCCGAAGCCAAGCTACCACTGAGCTGCTGCGCTTTGAGCTTAGCGAAACTATCAAATAGAGCAATACCTTTCTGTAAGGATTGTTCCATAGCACCAGTTAACTGCGCCAAGTCTTCCTCGCTATACTCTGCAGGTTTGTTCTGTTGTGCGGTCTTGCCCTCTATCTTCTTAGGGTCTTTCGTGTATGCTTCAACTCCGTCAAGCAGATTCTTAGCCATATCCTTGTCGGCATGAAGATTGTCTGCCAACATTCCTGTAAACAGAGAAAGGTTCTGCTCCACATCAGCAGGAAGCTTGGCTGCCTCCCGATAATCGGGAATATCTACCATATGCACCAACTTCTCATCAATCTTACTCTCCATGATTTCACGTCCAAGTTTCAGCATGGCAACCATATCACGAAGATGTTTCAGCATCTTCAGCTTCAATTCGTCAGAGCAAACTATCTTGCTTCTGATTTCCTTAGAAACCTTATCCAGTTCACTGGAGAGTTTGGCATACTCATTTTTGATGCGGGTTTGTTCCTCACGATGCGATTCCAATTCCTCCTTATCCAACTTCAAATCTACCTGATAGCTCTCGTATTCTCTCACAAGAGGGAAGCATACCGCATTCCATTCAGCAAAGTCGCGATAGTAGTTTTTGTTGGCCATACCAAAGGTGATCCAGTTGACGAGGAAGAAAGGCTTGGAAGGCTTCTTCGCCTTCGCTTCCATATAGCTTCCCTGCTTAGACTCCAAGGTAGCGGTGATGTCATTAATCAGCGAGGTATAGACATCGATGTTCTGAAGATGGTCGTTCATTTCCATGTCCAGCGCCTTCATCTGCTGAAGCAGACATTTTCGTTGCTCCTCCAATGGACGAATAGTCTCATCCGCATACAAAGCATCAAGCGTCGCCTTCAAGTCAGAAGCCAACAGTTTTTCTCCATAACGCAAGAACACATTCGCCTTCGGGATTACCACATCATTGAGCGTCTTGCAGATTACCAACAATCGTCCCATATCAGCCTTGATGCGAGTGGCATCATGCTTCACGCTGGTTTGGAAAACTGATAAATCAGACTTCAAACGATTAGCGCGTTCACTTGCTCCCATATAGTGTTCGAGCATTGTCAGTCCTGCCATCGCCAATCCCAATGACTTGTTGCCATTCGACAAAGACTTATAAGCCTGCAAAGAACCCTGCAAGGAAGTACGGAAACTATCAGAAATCTCACCAATCAAAGCTGCACATTTCTCCGTGAGCTTGTTATATTCCAGCTCCACATACTTAAGCATCTCGTCCACATCCAACCACTCTATTCGCTTGAAGTCGAACAGATCAGGTGAAACCATCTTAATAGAGTCGCCATAGATATCAATCAGTTTCAGGGCATAGTCACGATAAACCTATAGGGGGTAAAACGAAATGTGTAAAAATGAATGAGACCCTAAATCAGTGGAAAGCCCTTTAAACACTGGGAGTTTGAGAGATTTGAGGGGTGAACGAAAACAAAAACGAAATGTTACATTCATATAACATTCATATGACATTCAACGAACATTTGAAGAGCGTTCAAAGGGAAAATATTACATTGAAGGCGATATGAGGGCTTTTTGAGGGAGTTGGTGGGTGGTTTATCATCCATTTATGCGTAAGAGGCTCCTGATGGCTCATATCGCCTTCTTTGGGCTTTGATGGATGGAATGGATAACAGAGATTGTTCCTTCGTCAGGCATCTATAGGCTTTAAAAGTAAGTTTGACAACTGTATTTCTTGATTATTGGAAAATTCCAAATAAGCAATATTTAGAAGTTTTATATTATTAAATTCTTCCATATAATAAATATTTGGTATCTTTGCACCCGATAAATTATTCATGTTACGACAAAATTATAAGGCAATGACGAAGGTAATACATGTACACCTGCTATCAGGTAGGAAGAACTACTATTTCGGCTCTATTTCGGCCATATTTGACGTTTTAACGCCCGAACAGATAGGCTACACCAAGAGCAGCTTGCTCCATGCAGGATTGACGGATGGAGGCTGTCTGATGAATGGCAAAGCCATGATCATACAGAGCCATCTAAGACGAAGTGGTGGCAAGGAATAAAACGGCTAAAACGCTCATTTAAAAGGATTTGAACGGCTTGCAAACTATCTTTGAATAGTTTGTAAGCCGTTTTTTCGTTTTAGTCAATAACGAATTGGCTAATTTACCGTAAAAATCGTGTTAGGGATGACACTTGGAATGACATTAGGAGTGACAGATACGAGCACGGAAAAACGAAATGTTTAGTTTGGAATGACATTAGGAATGACAAATACCAATGTCAAAATATAGTTTTTTGGGGAGAAAAGGGTACGACATAAGCGAAATATAGGCTTTATCTTAGCTTTTTGGGGTGCAAAATACGGTGTTTTGTGAATATTCAAGGGGCAAAATTCAAGTGAAAGCCCTATAAACTAAGGACTTTCACATTTTAGTATATAAAAGAGTCATACTTTTCAGAAAAAACGTCTAATACTTCCTACAACTTCATACACTTGTAATATTCGGGAAATTGAAAATTCTTGTTCATCAAATTCCTCTTTATTTACTGGGACAAATTTGAGCATACCAGGAGTTGAAGACTTACGGAGTATTTTCACTGTTCTAAAAGTATCAAGGACAACTGCATATACTTCGCCATATTGAATGTCTTCAACGGAACATTTGTGCAATGCAATTATATCACCATGAGAAATCGTGGGTTCCATGGAATGCCCTGTAATATTGCACCACATTTCGGCACGTGGGCAAATATTAGCAACTATATTTAGTGCAGGAACCATTGCCTGGCTATTTTCTTGCAAATCAAAACCTCCCAAAAAATCCACATCATAATATGGTGTTCCTTCTTGGGGATTCATGCTAACAGATAAAGATGGTTCTTCTTTTAGCATATCTCCTTGCCCTGTCAGTAACCATTCAGGGGAAATATCCGAATAAATGCTTAGAATATTTTCTAATTTATCAGTTCCGATGGCTCCATTATTTTTGAGAGACTTACTAAAAGAGGCATTTGACATTCCTACGCTCTTTTCAAAGGCAGCAATGCTTATGCCTTTAGTGTCTATATATAGCTTAATTCTGTCTAATATCATACTAATTTAGTTTAAAATCTAATTATTTTTATCGAAAAATAGAAAATAATCTAATAAATATTTTGTAGATATTAGAAAATATTCTATCTTTGCAGCGTGTTTAATAATTGAACACGTCGCCAAAGATACAAAATATTGGCGAGAAAAGGTAAAAATAATAGGAATTTAACATAAAAAGGCATGAATAAAAGAATCATCGTAGGTCATGGTGTTGGCAAAAGAATAGCCACACTGATGGGTATTACACCCGAAATGGTTAGTAAATCGCTCAACTACAAGAAGGACTCTCACCTGGCAAGAAGGGTGAGATACATGGCCATCAAGGATTTTGGTGGCATACCTGTAGGCAATAAGTTGGATCCTCAAAAATAAAGAATTATGAAGGAAGCATTTAGACTGATATATGGTAAGGAATGGAAATGGTTTCTCAGCCTTGCCCTTGCCATGAAACTGAGATTGATTTGGTTCTTGGTGAGCTTTGTGATGCTTTGCGCATTGTCTTTTGACAGAAGTGACGTATTGTGTGTGTTTGCCGTGGTTGTGAACTTCCTTGCCAGTGCCATCGCCTTGAGAGGTGTGCCTGGTGATGGGATAGAAGAGTAAAAACATACAAGAATATTAAACAAATAACGGAATGGAGTTTTACAACAAGATACTGTGTGTGACCTTCGAGGAGCTAACTGGTGGTGACGAGCCTGTCATCAAAGGCAACACTCTTTCACAAAATGTTTGCCGTGGCAACATCCAATGTGCCCGACAAGCAAGAGGAGAAGGAAACTATGCCCTGTATGTGTATGCCTCCCTTCCCAAGAAGTACAGAATGAGATTCGTGGAGAAATATGGCGACCCCAAGGACGTGTTGGAGCGACAAGAGTTGAAGGACTACATGCAGGTGGATGAGGAAGCTCGTAAGTTTTACGAGTCGTTTGAATACGATTTGAATGGTGTTCAAACAAGACTTTCACAGAAGCTCATCGACGAATACACCCAGAACGCAAGCGTGCTGAAAATGCTCCTTGCCAGGATGAATGACCTGCAAGCCACGACACATGCCCTGGGTGGTGGCAGAAGAAGCGACCTCTGGAGCATCGTGTTCAAGCAAAGCGAGAAGATGAGGGAAGCCTTTGGACATACACTCCCCAAGAACCTCGCTCGATTGAAAGTGAAGATGAGCACCTTCAAGAAGGATGGCTATCCCTCACTGATAAGTGGCAAGATAGGCAATAAGAACACGGTGAAGATAACAGAGGAAGCTGGCAGAAGACTCGTGGCACTGAAAAGAAGCCGTGTGCCAGTGCTGACAGACTCTCAGATTTTCACCCAGTTCAACCAAGAGTGTGAGAGCCGTGGGTGGAAGCCCCTGAAGAGCATCCGCAGCTTGAAGATATGGCTTGACAGTGCAGCCGTGCAGCCATTGTGGTATGATGCCGTACATGGCGAGCAGAAGGCACACCAAAAGTTTGACCGCAGACACAAGACCCAACTTCCACAGATGAGGGATGCCCTCTGGTATGGTGACGGCACGAAGCTCAACCTCTACTACAAGGATGAGGATGGCAAGGTGAGAACCACGAGCGTGTATGAGGTGATAGATGCTTACTCAGAATGTCTCCTTGGTTTCTGCATCAGTGACAGCGAGGACTATGAAGCCCAGTACATGAGCTACAGGATGGCCATACAGGTGAGCGGACACAAGCCCTACGAAATCGTGTATGACAACCAGGGTGGCCACAAGAAGCTGGAGAACCAGGAGTTCTTCAAGAAACTGTGCCACATACACCGCACCACGACCCCATACAACGGAGCGAGCAAGACGATCGAGAACCTCTTCTACAGGCTACAGAGCCAGGTACTTCACAAGGAATGGAACTTTACAGGACAGAACATCACCACCAAGAAGGAAACGAGCCGCCCGAACTTGGAGTTCATCGAGGCAAACAAGGACAGCCTTCCAACATACGACGAACTGAAAGCCATCTATCTGGAGGCAAGGAAGGAATGGAACGAAATGCCACACCCTGCCACTGGTGAAAGGAGAATCGACATGTATGAGAAGAGCGTGAACCCTGAGACCCCAGTGGTGACAGTGAGCGACATGGTGGAAATGTTCTGGGTACAGGCAGACCGCATGAGCACCTTCACCTCCAGTGGCATTGAGATAACCATCAAGGGCAAGAAGCGAACCTATGAGGTAATGAGCAGCCCTGGAGTGCCAGATCTGGAATGGAGAAGAAAGCACACCTATCAGAAGTTTGTGGTGAAATATGATCCATACGACTTCACAAGCATTCGCCTCTACTGGAAGGACAAAGCAGGACAGCTTAGATTTGAGAGAGTGGCTGAGCCATACATGGTGATACACCGAGCCATACAGGAACAGACCGAGGGCGAGGCTCTTTTCATCAGGCTGCAGCGTGAGGCAACCGAGCAAAGTCGCATAGAGCGACAAGTGGAGGCAAGGCAAATCGAGTATGACGAGGGCGTGGCTCCTGAACAGCACGGCCTACGCACACCAAAGCTGAAGGGTGTGAGCAAGGAGGTGCAAAGACAGATAGACCGACGCACAAGGAAATACAGAGGTCAGCCAGAAGAACTGAGCATCGGCAAGGTGACCAAGAAAGTGAGCAACATCGACTGGGATAATATTTGCCAGGTGGTGGAGTTTGACGATACCAAGGCAATGGGAAAAATGTAATAACAATTTAAAATAAAGAAAGGAACTGAATCATGGAGTTTACAAACAAGGAAAAGGAACAGATAACAGGCAGACTGAGAATGTATGTGTCAAAGTTTGCGAGCCAGAACAAGGCCGTGGCAAGCATGAAGGGCACAAGTGCAGGAACCGTGAGCAACATCCTCAACGGCAAGTGGGAGAACATCAGCGAAGACATGTGGCGCAAGGTAAGCGACCAGGTTGGCACGGTGGGTGGCAACGATGAGGGCTGGCAGATTGTGGAGACACATGCCTTCCATGACATCACCCTTGCCATGCGTGATGCCCAGAACGACAAAAACGTGACCTGGGTGGTGGGCGAAGCTGGAAGTGGCAAGACCACCACGGCAAAGATCTTTGGCGAGGAAAACCGTGAGGTGTTCTACATCCTTTGCTCAGAAGACCTCCACAAGGGCGACTTTGTGAGAGAGATAGCCCACAAGATGGGCATCCGCACCGATGGGTACACGGTTAGGGAGTTATGGATAACCATCCAAAACGAGCTGATTCAGATGGATGCCCCTCTCCTGGTGTTCGACGAAGCCGACAAGCTCATCGAGAGCGTCTTCCAGTACTTCATCAGCCTCTACAACAAGATAGAGGACAAGTGTGGCGTGGTGTTCCTCTCCACCGATTACATCAAGACACGCATCAGCCGTGGCCTCAGATGCAAGAAGCGTGGCTACAAGGAGTTTTACAGCCGTATCGGCCGCAAGTACTTCGAGCTTGACGACACGACACCCCAGGATGTGTATGCCATTTGTACGGCAAACGGACTGAGCGACCGCAAGGACATCGAGGAAGTGATAACCGAGGCCGACGGCTGTGAGTACGACCTGAGAAGAGTGAAGAAGAGCGTGAGAAGAGTGAAGAAAATCAAAAGCATCAAGAAATGAGAGCATTGACTGTGAAAGAGGTGTTGAAGCAGAAGAAGCGCACCTTTGCCTTCAAGGGCGAGTGGAAGGAAGCCTTTGGCGAGCCAGAGCGTACAGGCGTGTGGTTTATCTGGGGCAACAGCGGCAACGGCAAGAGCAGCTTTGTGATGCAGCTTTGCAAGTACCTGTGTGAGTTTGAGCGTGTGGCATACGACAGCCTGGAGGAAGGCGACTCGCTCACCATGCAGAACACCTTGAAGAGATACGGCATGAGCGAGGTGAACAAATCCTTCTACCTGTTGAACGGTGAGAACATGAGGGAACTGAGCGATCGCCTTGACAAGCGCAAGAGTGTGAACATCGTGGTGGTGGATTCCTTCCAGTACACACAGATGAACTACAGGGAATACATCCGCTTCAAGGAGGCACACAGAGACAAGCTCATCATCTTCATCAGCCATGCAACAGGAAAGGTACCAAGAGGCAGCGCAGCGCAAAGCGTGATGTATGATGCCACCTTGAAGATATGGGTGGAAGGCTTCAAGGCATTCTCGAAGGGTCGCTTCATCGGTGAGAAGGGTGAATACACCATCTGGGATGAGGGAGCCAACAGATATTGGGGTGACGACTAAAAATGAATGAATCATGGAAGAAGTTATAAACAAAATCATGGAGTACATCCAGAAAAAGACCGAAAATTTCTCGTATATGGATCAGCAGATGATGTATGATGAAATAGCAGGTAAACTGACAGACATGTCACTGGATGCTCTTAAAAACGAATATTTAAATAATATGGAGGGAACTGAAAATGAGTAAAGTTGACAGAATGATTGAGTTGAAGCCATTAAGCCATGGCGACACTCGTGAGACATTGGTGAGCGTGGGACATCGCTGTGAGTATTGCCAGGGAAATGGCTACTTCTGGGGTGTGGACGAACTTGGGAAGAACGTGAAGAAGCCTTGCCCTATATGCAAGGGGAAGCAAGAACTTGATGCCATCATCAACGTAACATGGAAACCAACCTGTAAAGATTAGGAGCATGGAGCAGCAGGTGACAAATTTCGCAAGGTTCTACGGAATCTTGAAGCGAGTGCCAAAGCTGGGGGACGATGAGACCACCAAGGAAGAACTGGTGTTCATCGGCACAAATTGCAGGACACACAGCTTGAAGGAAATGACACGCAAGGAGTACGATGACCTTTGCGACCTCCTTGAAAAGCGTTTTCCCGAAAAGAGAAACATCTATGTGGAGCAGCGCAGAAAGAAGCGAAGTTCCTGCCTAAAGCTCTTGCAGAAAATAGGAGTTGATACTACCAGCTGGACAGCCATCAACAACTATTGCAAGAGTCCAAAGATAGCAGGAAAGGTGTTTGCAGAACTTGACATCGAAGAGCTACAGCAACTCTCCATCAAATTGAGAATGATACTTAAAAAGCAAAAAGACAACGAATAAAAATTTTAAAATTATGAAGCATTTCCCTAAAAAAGGAGACATCTATTGGGAGCAACGCAGAAAGGAACTAAGTTCCTTCTCGGAGTTATTTCAGAAGATAGGAGGTGTTGACACTTCTAACTTACCATACGTCATCGGGCTATTGGAGTCCCAAAATAGCAGGAAAGGTGTTTGCAGATCTTGATATAGAAGAATTGCAGCAGTTATCTCTGAAACTGAGAATGATACTGAAAAAGAAAATAGACAACGAATAAACATTATTAAGATTATGAAGACAGAAGACATTTTGAAAGGCCTCAGTGCCGAGCAACAGGAAGAACTCCTGAGAACATTGACTGCCAACAAGCAGCAGAGTGAACTTGACAAGCGCAATGCCTATGAAAGCATCCGTGGAAGCCTGGCACGAAACGTGAAGGACAGAGTTGTGGAGATAGCCTTGAAGGTGAAGGATTTCCGTGACTGGCTTGACAATGAGAGCGAGGGCTTCAAGAGTGTGATGGCCGAGTATGGCAAGCTTCGCAACAAGGAGCAGCGTGGTTTCACCATCGTGGTGGATGACTTCAAGTTTGAGGTGAAGAGCCAGGATGTGAAGGGCTTTGATGAGCGTTCCGAGCTTGCAGCGCAAAGACTGATGGACTTCCTTGGTGCTTACATTGAGAAGAGCGAGAAGGGCAAGGATGATCCTATGTACCAGCTTTGCATGAATCTCCTGGAGCGCAACAGAAATGGCAAGTTCAACTATACGAGCATCAGCAAGCTCTATCAGCTCGAAGGCAAGTTCAACGATGAGGAATACACCAGCATCATGGATTTGTTCCGTGAGAGCAACGTGACCAAGGAGACCGTGGTGAGCTACTATTTCAGTATGAAGAGCGAGGATGGCGTTTGGCGCAAGATAGAGCCATCTTTTTGCCGTCTGTAGGCGGTTTGCTCAAAGATTGAACTTAAAATGAGGCATCCCGAAAAGAATGCCTCATTTTTTATGTCCCTTTTTGAGAGATTTTTGTTATTTTTGCACCGTGGCAAAGGGAAGAGACAAGAATCTTGTAAATTCAAGAAACAAGCGTATTTATGAGCGTTACTATTATTGGACAGAGGTGAGAAGACTCCGTTTCGATGACGCTTTGAGGAGATTGAGCACCGAGGAGTTCTTTCTCTCAGAAAGTCGTATCATGCAAATCATACGAGACATGATCCAGGCAGGCGTGACCGTGGATGGCAAGAAAATAGAGAAACCTTTGTTCACCGGCTTCAAGTTGAAGCCTCGCTCTACATCCTCTTCATTGAAATCGTCACCTTACGTGGAGGGGCAACTGTTTGCGTGTCCTTGATGGCATCGGTCGCCACAACCGAATAGACCATTTCATAGACCTTGATGCCATGATTGGCGGTGTAGAACTTGGATGTTTCCCTCACAAGTGCCCCATCTTCCTTTGGTCGATAACCTTGCAAGAGGCGGTGAAGCTCTTCCACCATCGCAGCCCTTTCTTTTATGGCCTCCATCGTTCCGCTGTCATAGTGGGTGTCATCATAGCAGTCGATGAGCAACTGAACGTTGACCTTGATGGTCCCCTTTTGGCTTCTGTCTGCTAAGTTGCTCCAGGTCGCCTCCTGTAGGTCGATGAGCACGGCTGGAAAAGTTATTGGGTACATGTCAGTGTTGGCATTGTCGATGTTTTCCAACTGGCCATAGTTTTCATCAACGAGGGAAAGTCCTGGCATCCCCTCCTTGACATGATTAATGATTTGATAAAGAAATAATTCCATCTTTGATTTTTTCCAATGAATCGTTTATAGTCTTGTTTACCTTCACCTGTAGCTCCTTGGAGTCGCCCATGAACTGACGTTGTGGAATATGGGCTTTTACGGTGATCTTGTCTTTCTTAGTCAATGCGAGGCACTTCCACAAGCGTGCTTCTTCTGGAAGTTCTTTTGGCAGTGTTCCCTTCCCCTTGACACCTGCGAGCGAGTAAGCCATGTGCCATGCAAAGCGTCTCATCTTGGGCGAGACCGTGGGATGCGTGGTGATGTCGCCACCATCATTGTGGATGGCAGCGTATGGCACAGGGTTCTCGATGGTGACCTCACCCATTCCTGGTTTGCTCTGTATGGAACTCATCAGGTGGTTTCGCCTGGAGGTGAGTGGCCCATACTTGGCATCTGGCCCACCTTGCTTTTGTCTGAGGGTCTTTTTCCATGGATGAAGACCGTCATCAAGCCAACCACCATCACGGAAATTTTGCTTGAAGTGGTTCACAGCTATCACTCCAACTTTTCGAGGGAGGCGGTCGTTCACCTCCCTCATTATTTCATCTTTGGCCTTTTCAACCAGTTTTTCTAAGTTTTTTGCATCCATAGGCAAAGTTTTTTGTTATTTTTACTTGCATTTCAAGGAAATGTTGTATCTTTGCAACGTGGAGGGAGCGTTTAATCCCATTCGGGACACGTCCTCCATTCCAGCCAGGGTTTTACTCTGGCTTTTTTGTTAATAGGATTTTGTCTTTTCCTACACAATAAATTCGTTTAAATAAGCGATATTGTGAAGTACCTTTCAATCCATTAAACTTTGCAAATCCACGTTCAAAAGTTTCTTTGTCGAAATTGTCATTTGGATAGAATACAACTGCTACATCAGCGTTTGGCTTAGAAGCGCAATGTTTCAATGCTCTTCTGATATTATTATCTGTTCCCGTTTCAGCTGCTGCTATCTCGAAAAGCATATCATCCCAAGTTCCTTCTGTATTTTTATGATTCAAAATAGAATGATCTTCTTTTTCAAGAATGACTTTATGGCCATTTTGGCAAGCCACATTTTGGGTTGTTGTTTCATACCAACCTTTCTTCTTATCTATATTGTGCTCTACATGTGTGGCTTTCAACCCATTACTAACAGGGTCTAATACGACATCTTTATATTGTGGATTTTCTTTGTATGACAAATATTCCTCTTGTCTCTTTTCTTTTTTCTCTGTTGGCAAGTTAGAATCTATCTTTCCACATTCATAGCAATGCTTCTTTTCATTCCTGAAGAAAGTTTCCATTTTGTTTTTGAAACCTTTGTTGAACGGACAGGAACCACATCCCTTTGGAAAATACGGATGATTGTCACTGAACGTGTGTCCATCCTTGCCAGTGTTGTTCTCCAGTCCCCTCTGAGGCTTTGTAGGCTCCATGTCCTTGGGACGGACCACTGGGTCATCAGTGGCTTCGAGCGAACACTTGCAGTTCCATCGGTCTCCTGGGTGGTGCTCATTCCAGAATGGATCATCCACTGGGAGTGTAAGCTTCATCTGCCAATAGGCACGGTGGCTACTCTCTGGCTCCTTGGAGGTGGTCGGCATCCATCTGAGGTTTGGCAAGATGTCCTTGTTTCGCTCAAACTCTCTCCAGTCGGCAGCAGCATGGGCACGTATGACGGCCGTGTCGTATTCCGTCTGTAGCCAAGAACCTACTTGGTGGCTACTGATTGCACTCACATCCTCCACCCACTTGCCAAAAGGTTTCAACTGTCCCTTGGAGTCATAAAGTTTTGCAGCCATCTCCTGGCCCATGGTGTGAACCTTGAAGGCAGCAAAGACCTCGTTGGAGTGTCTGAGAGCCTTGTAGAAGTATTCCTCATGGGTTGGAGGTGTCTTTGCCTTGGCAAGTCCCTCCACGGTTCCCTCATTGATGATGCGTAGTACCTCACGCCACATTACACCCTCAATGCTGTTTTCCGTGTCAAAGCCCTGATAGATTTTTTTGATGAACTGGGCCAGGATGTCGGCATTGAAGCGAATGCCACCATCTACATTGTCGAAATGGTGGTGTCCGCAATGGCATTGGTGGTCGCCATAATAGAGCGTATCAATCAGAAGTCGGTGTCCGCCCCGATAGTTGGGGCTACTCCGAAAAAACTCTTCAAACGGTCTTTGAACGCCTTTTTATCAGTGTTCAAAGGCTTCTTTTTCGGGTCTTTTCCCTCATCGTCTGATTCATCATCCTCATGGTCTTTGTCCTTGCCCTGGAGGCTTTCACGCAAGGCTTGTTTTTGGTCTTCGATGGCTTGCTTCTGCTGGTCGTAGTCCTTTGGCTTTTCAATGCTGAATGTTTCATAGAGCCAGTCATCATCCATAGGCAAGCCCATTTCCTTCATTCCCTTCACGATGTTAAGCATGGCCTGAGGCTCAGTCTTGTCCTTGTGGGCATAGACAAACTCACCACCCTCCACATTGAAGCCAAGGTTCTCGAAGATGTTCTTCATGTCATAGTTAAGTATGTCAAGCAGAAAATCACGATCATCAGCGTTCATGTCATCCTCTTCCTCCTTGTGGACAGTTCCAAGGGCTTGCGTGCCATTGTCCTTTGCATCGGTGGTGAGGGTATTGCCCAGCACACGGATGGAAATCTTGCTGTCCCAATATTCCGCAAAGTTCTGGTAGAGGTCAGAAGAACCTGTTTTGTTTCCTGCCTCTATCAGCTTCATCTCACTCTCATTTGGATGGATATAGACGGCATTGCTACCTTGGTTTCTTGCATCGGCAATGATTTTCTTGCGAGCGTCCTCATCACCTGCATCATAAGTATATTCACGGATTGGCATACCAAAGATGTTGCAGAACTTCGCCCAGTCGCTCATGTCGCCACGCTTGTAGAGCACGGCAGGAAGAAGTTCCGCAAAGATGCCCAGTCCACGCTCAGTGCCGACAAACAGGATGTTGTCGAACTCTTCAATGTCGATGCCGTCCTGGTCGCCCTGGTGCTTCAAGAGCTTGTGGAAGACAGGATCATAGTGCTTTCGGTCTATGAGGTCATAGCGAATGTTACCATCATCATCCAAGTAGAACTGAACGAGGGTAAAGCCATAGAACTTCGACATGACAAGATCCCTTCGCAACTGTTTGAACCACGGTGAGCGAAGCTGGCGGCAAATATCCTCATCGGGCTTGCCGTCTCGCTGGAACTCAATGGGAATCTGTGTGACACCTCGAAGTCGCTTGTCGAGCACACCTGATAGATGGAGGTCAAGCTGGGCTGACTCATACATGTCAAACAACTTGACGCGGTACGAGAAATCCACACTTTTGGCACTCCTTACGGATTCCATGTAGTCCTTCATGTTGAACATGAAAAGCTCAGGCATCTGTAGGAACACGTCTGGAGGGCGGTTTCCCTCTACTTTTCTGAAACCACCCTGAACTATCTTGTTGGAACTACCACCATTTGGCTTGTATCCCAGTCTCTTCTTAAATTTCTTCATATCAATTCTTGTTTATAAAAGTGTCGGTCTTATCTCATCTGCCAAGATTTGCCATCTGGAATTGTCTGCAACTTGCTCATCGGGCAACTTGGGAGCACCGTCGATGGTGATGTCTCCCTTCATCACTCCCTTCAACCACTCAATGGCACGGTCATAGCGGTCTTGCCGTATCTTTGCCAGCTTGTAAGGGTTGTGCTGACAGAAGATGTGATAGACAGTGATGTCGATGGCAAACATCAGGATAAGAGGGTTTCTTGCCTCGCCTTCAGCTGAGAAGATCTTGTCACAGTCGTATGTCTTGTTAAGGTAGCCTCTCATTTCAGAGATGGCCCTGTCCTCGCAAATCTCAATGATTTGTGGGTCGTATGTCGTGGACTCCTTGCGAAGGAGGGAGTCCAGAATCTCACGATGTATGGTTGCATCGTAGTCCGAAGTATTGATAAAATTTGCCATAGTTACATTCTATATGGGTTGTCCTCGTTTAATTCCTCGTATGATATGGTGACGGTCGGCTCCATTTCCACCACCTTGTTTTCAAGAATGGTGATTCCACCCTCTATGCAGTCGGGACCGTCGGCATTGTATGGAAGGTGCATTTCGAAGAGCTTGAACTGGTTGATGAGTTCCTGCATGTGTGGGTTGTCACGTTCTTCCTCGTTGAATACCCATTCGCAGTTTCTGTCAATCGGCTCCAGGTTCGCCTCTATTCGGGTCGCCTTGTCAGTCTTCTTGCGCTCATCGCCCTTGATGTACAGCTGTTTGTTCCTGTGATTGCATTCCTCACGCAGCAGGGGCTTGAATACCTGGTTGAAGAAAGGGTCTTGCAGCTTGTTGTTCTCCATGTAGTAATACACGTTGGTCTTCCCTCCCACATACTCCATAATGTCGAAATACCAACCTATGAAGGTGGCATTGAGTTCCCTGGCAAGGAATCCCTTGATGATGTAATACACACCCTTGTGCTTGCCGATGAGCCACAAGGCCTTGGTGGAACTTGCCTTTTTCTTCGAGTCGGAATAGGCAGGGTCGCCATAGGCTATGAGAAACTTGAACTTTTTGAGCGGTGGAACCTTGCCGAATGGCAGGTACTTGAATATGGTTCCCTCGCTCACAGGATTGTTGAAGTACTCAGCTTGTGCGCTCTTGGTTGAGATGTTGGACAGAACGGTGTCGATTTGTTCCTCTGTGTTCTTGGCTGGCCAGGTTGAGTGTCCATCCTTGTCACGTATGTTCACGATGTCCCAGTGTCTTGCCTTGGCTCCAGCCTTCTTGATGCAACAGTCCTTGGCTATGATGTTTCCACACCACAGAATCAAGGTAGGCTCAGAGATGGAACGTGTAGGATAAAGCGAGGCCTCGAACCAGTCCCATTTCTTTTTTAGCGTCTCTGGGTTTCTGCAATCCTCATCCGTGTCGTAGTCATCCATGTAGATGACATCGGGGCGAACTTCCTCATTTCGAGCACCACGAGGGGCAGAGCCGGCACCCAAGGCTACGAACTTTGCACCACACTTGGCGGTGAACTCACCATCTGTCCACTGACCAAGCGTCACCTGGGAGCCATAGAACTGACGGATTCGGGGATTTGACTCAAAGTTAATCTTGTAAGGTGCAAGGAGACGCTTGGCAGAGTCAATGGTGGCAGATGCCAGGACAAAGAACCTCTTGCGCTTGGTCAGTGCAAGGTACATGCAGATAAACATCGCCACAGTAGATTTGGCAAGCTCACGGCTCCAAGACAGCACCTCATACCATTCATCATGCTCGATGACACGCTTGATGGCACGCACGTGGAAAGGCGCAAACTCATACTTGGCATACTTGGGAAAGAAGTACTTGATCCATTTGATTGGGTCTTCCTCCAGTTTCTTTCTCTTCTTGTCGATTTCACTCTGTGAGAGCCAGTCTTCCACAGGTACATCGGCAGCCAGTGCCTTGTGGTGTTCTGCCCACCTTTGCAGGGCATTTCTTTCTTCTTGTGTCATTTCAACTGGTCTTTAATGAATAAATCCCAAAGCTCGTTGTACTCCTTGGCCTTTTCTATGTCAATGGAGCGAAGCCAGTTGGTAAACTTGATGCCCACGTTCACTATGTCTGTGATTCCTGCCTCATTCTGTAATTTCTTGATGGCAGAAGACAGCTTGACAATGGTGTCAGCCTCCTTGGCCGTCAAGGCACGCTGTCCTTCAGGACGTGCATTCGCCCCATCCTGTATGTCACTGATTTGCTTGATCATGCCAGCAATGATTTGCTCCGTGGAGATAGTTATGGAGACACGCAGCTCTTCCCATTTCCCTTCCCTGATCCATCGGGAGACCGTCTGTCTGGTGATTCCCACCTTTTCAGCGATTTCTTCCTGTGTGCATCGGCTTTTGATGAACAAATCCTTGGCAATGCTCTTCTTGTCTATGTTACTTTTTACCATATTTATATAGTTTTGATTCTGCAAAGTTCTAAAGAAATCCGCAAAAAAAGAAATCGTGATTTCATGGTAGCATCCATGAACACCACCATAGCGTCCATGAGCACCACCATGAAATCACGATTTGGACAGCTCGAAAAAAGTCCCGATATTTGCAGAAAAATTCGACGCATGAAACAAAAATTTAGCAATATAATAAAAGGTGATGGCAAGTCTATCATCATGCTTTATGGAGAAGTCGGTGAAGGGCGTTCCGTAGATAGCAACCGTGTGGTGAGCGAGCTTTTCGCATTGGAGAACCAAGGCTGCAAGATCGAAGTGCGCATAAACAGCCAGGGTGGAGATGTTTTCAGCGGCATGGCTATCTACAACGCCCTCCGAAACTCCAAAGGCGACATCACCATATTTATTGATGGAGTGGCAGCGAGCATCGCTGCAATCATTGCCTTATGTGGAAAACCGCTCTATATGAGTCCCTATGCCAAACTTATGCTTCATAATGTGAGCGGTGGCACATACGGCAATGCCTCCGAACTTCGACTGATGGCAGATCAGATGGAAGAATTGCAGAACAACCTTGCCACCATGATAGCAGGTCGCCTTGGCATGGAGGCTGAAAACGTGGCAAAGAAATACTTCGATGGGCAGGATCACTGGATGACAGCGAGCGAGGCAATGGACATGAAGCTCGTGGATGGAATCTATGACATGGATGAGGTGTCGAACCCACCGACAACAACAGAAGGCATTTACAACTATTTTAATAATCGGTTTGACTTCAAACCACAAAACAATGAAGAAATGGCATTAATAGATGACATCAAGACGATTCCAAGCTTTGAGGACAAAGCGGATTCGAGTGCCGTCCTGGCACACATCAAAGAACTGGAGAACAAGGCAGCCAAGGTGGCCATCCTCGAAAAAACGGTGAATACCTACAAGAATGAGCTTGAAAAGGCTCACAAAGAGCAAGATGATGCTCTCATCAATGAGGCGGTCAAGGCTGGCAAAATTAGCAATGAGCAGGTGGAGACCTTCAAAAACCTCTTGAAGAGCGACCGTGAGAACACCATCAAGCTCATCGGTGGCATGAAGGGACGTGCAAGCAACCGTGCCATGGCTTTCATCAACCCTGACACACCATCAGGTGGCTCGTTCGCCAACAAGACATGGGATGAGATTGACAAGGAAAACAACCTTGCCCAGTTGAAGAACCAAGACCCTGCACTTTTCAAGAACCTCTACAAGCAGAAGTTCGGTGTGGACTACAATGAGTAATAACTTTTAATTTTATAGAAAATGGCATTAAACAGAGAAATTTGGATCAATACCATCACTGAGAATTTCTATCCAGACAATTCCTTCATGGCGAAAAGTATTGACGATTCCGCATTCGTGAACAACAAGACCGTTCACATCCCTAATGCTGGCAAGCCTTCGAGCGTTGTCATCAACCGCAGCGAGAAACCAGCGAAGATCAAGGAACGTGAGGACAACGAACTCACCTACAACATTGATGAGCTGACAACAGACCCTATCCACATCTCCAATGTGGACACGGTGGAACTCTCCTACAACAAACGCAACAGCGTTCTTTCCAACGACCGCAAGCAGTTGCAAAAGGCAGCAGCACAGAACTTGCTCTACAAGTGGGCAGGTAGCTTGAAGACAAAGTTTTTCACAGCTGGTGAGGCTCGTGAAGCCCACACCTCAGCGACTGCCTCTGGCAATCGTAAAAAAATCACCAAGGCTGTAGTGATGAAAGTATTCGTAAGGTTCAATATGGATGACGTGCCAGCAGATGGTCGTTTCATGTTGCTTGATGCAGCCATGTATGCGGATTTGCTTGACGACCTGACAGACAAGGAACTCTCAGCCTTCCTCGCTTGTGCTGATGCTTCAAGGGGCGTTCTTGGCAAGTTGTATGGCTTTGAGATCATGCAACGTTCCCAGGTGCTTCGCACAACGGCAAATGGTGCAGCCATCTTGAAATGGGAAGAGGATGATGCTGCCACTGAACTTGCAGCTGGTCTTGCCTGGCAGCAGGACTGTGTGAGCCGTGCCTTGGGTGACGTGAAGATGTTCGATGATATGGGCAACCCAACCTATTATGGTGACATCTACTCATTCCTTGTGCGTACAGGTGGCTCACCACGTCGTTACGACGGCAAGGGTATCGCAGCCATCATCGAGAGCAACGCTGCCTAAAAGGTTAAATCGTAAAATTAGACTCTATGATATTACCAAGAGTAAAAATTCAGTTTCTCAATGGCCAGTTGGGAACCGTCGGTGAAAGTGCCGACGGACTCCTGGCCCTCATTTGCGGTGCAGCAGCCGTGGCAGGAACCTTTGTGCAGAACACGGCTTATTCCATCACCAGCATGGATGACCTTGCTGACCTTGGAGTCACAGCGACCAATAATGCAGCCCTCTACAAGCAGGTGTCCGAGTTCTACGATGAGGCAGAAACAGGCACAAAGCTGGTTCTCTATCCAGTCAACCCAAGCACCACCGTGACCAACTTGTGTGACTACACCAAGACGGATGCAGGTTATGCAAGGGACTTGATCACCAAGCAGAACGGCAATCTGAGGGGCATCGGCATCGCCAACATCAACACTGTTGCATCTGGCACGAGCATCAATGGTATTGACCCTGATGTCTTCACGGCCATGCCAAAGGCACAGCAGCTGGCAGAATGGGCCACCACTGAGCTTTATGCCCCATTGTTCTTCATCCTTGAAGGTCGTAACTATGACCCATCAAAGGAATTGAAGGACATGACCAAGGAAAAGTATGACCGTGTGGGCATAGCCATTGGAGACACCGTGGCATCATCCAAGGGAGCAACCATTGGCACTTGGCTTGGACGTATTGCCAAGAGTCCAGTGCAGCGTAACATAGGCCGTGTGAAGGATGGCTCGCTTGCCCCATTGGAGATGTATGTGGGAGCCAAGAAAATAGATGAGTCCGAGAGCACCATCAAGTCCATCTATGAAAAGGGCTACCTTGTGCCACGTAAGTATGTGGGACGCTCAGGCTACTTCTTTGCAGATGACAACCTCGCATGTGATCCTACTGGTGACTATGCTCACATCGCACACCGTCGGGTGATAGACAAGGCGTATCGTATGGCATACAACATCATGCTTGACATGCTCCTTGATGAGTTGGAAGTCAATGTTGACGGCACGCTGCAAGTTGGCATTGTGAAGAGCTGGCAACAGACCGTGGAAAATGGCATCAACAAACAAATGACCGCCAATGGCGAGCTTTGCGCAAATTCCGATGGTGAGGGATGCAAGTGCTACATTGACGAAAAGCAAAATGTACTCAGCACCTCGAAGGTGTTGGTAACTCTGAAAGTGCGTCCATATGGATATGCCCGATATGTGGACGTGAATCTGGGATTCTTAGTAGAAACAAGTAATAGCTAAAGAACATGTTTAATTCAAAGGAATATGAGTGGGCAGACATCAATGTAGTCATGGCAGGTCGCCCTGTCACAGGTTTCCGTTCCGTGAAATACTCTTCAAAGCAGGAAAAGGAAGCCTTGTATGCCAAGGGCAACAAGCCACAAGGTGTGCAACGAGGAAACAAGTCCTATGAAGGCTCCATTGGCTTGCTGCAAAGTGAGTATGAAGCCCTGAGCCAAGCTTGCGGTGGTGACATCCTTGATGCTTCTTTTGATCTTGTCGTTTCTTACGGCAATGCCACAAAGGGTGATGTCATCGTGACAGACATCCTTGTGGGTGCAGAGTTCACTGAGGACAACACCGAGTGGAAGCAAGGTGATAAGTTCCAGGAAAAGGAACTTCCTTTCATCTTTGTGGATAAGAAGAAAGGATAGTGTTTGGACACCATTCAAATAACATTCAAATAATAGAAAAATGAAAATAGATAAGCAAAAAGTAGAAGAGTGGAAGAAACAGCATGGCGAAATCTTCCAGATAGAGACCCAAGGCAAAAGCTGTATTGTCCGCAAGCCAACACGCAAGGAATACAGCTATGTGTCAGTGGTGAAGAATCCTGTCAAGGCACAAGAAACCTTGCTCAACCAAATTTGGCTTGACGGTGATGAGGAAATCAAGACCAATGATGACCTTTTCTTCGCAGTGTGCTCACAACTTGAAGACGTATTGGCTATCAAGGAGGCTGACATAAAAAAGCTTTAGAGGATGCGGAAATAGATGATGTCGAGGCAAAGGACATTCTCTATATGAACACCTTGCTGAGATATAATCTATTCCTGGATCCTGATACGCTTTCAGATGAGGAATGGGCGTGGACTATCAGGTATTTAAAGGAAATCAAAGAAGCAGAGAATAAGACAGATGGCTAAAAGTGTACTTCAATTTCTTATCAAGTTGCAAGCCAACGAAGGCAATGTGCTGAGTGTGGCAAGAAGAACGTCTGAGCAGCTGGACAGCATCACCAGAAAGGCGACCCTTGTAAAAAGTCGCCTCCAATCTGCCTTTTCGTTTTCTAACTTGAAGACCTCCCTGATGTCCCTCCCTGGCATGGATTTCCTGATGAATCCCTATACCCTTGCAAGTGCAGGTGTCGCAGCCATCTCGTCCATCGGTGCACAAGCCGAGCAAACGAGCGTGGCTTTTAAGACACTTGTGGGCAATGAGACGGCAGCAGCCAAGATGCTTGGAGACATTTACAACTTCGCAGCAAAGACTCCCTTTGAGCCTCTTGATCTGGAGAACAATGCCAAGATGATGCTTGGATTCGGTGTAAGCGCACAGAAGGTGGTTCCATACCTGAAACAACTTGGCGACATTGCCATGGGCGACAAAGAGAAGCTTGGCGGTCTCTCACTTGTCTTTGGACAGGTGGCATCAGCAGGAAAGATGCAAGGGCAAGACTTGATGCAGTTCATCAATGCAGGTTTCAACCCTTTGAAGGAACTCCAAAAAATGACAGGTAAGACATACGCCGAGCTTCAAGACATGATGAGCAAGGGACAGATAGGCTTTGATGCGGTGGCAGCAGCCATCGCCCATGCCACAAGCGAGGGCGGTGCTTTCAACGGCATGAGCGACAAACTGAGCCAGACTGTCAGCGGAAAGTTCTCAACCATGATGGGAAACATCAGGCAAGCAGCCATCAGCATGTTCGACTCCATCAAGCCTGTTGTGCTTGGACTGATGGACATTGTTGGAGCATTGGTTCCACCGATTTCATCAGCTCTTCAATTTCTTCTTTCCATCGTTGGCGGTGTTATCGGCTTCTTTATGAAGTGGAAGACAGAAATCGCCTATGTGGCAGTGGTGGCAGGTGCAGGAGCCATCGCCTTCAATGCTCAGGCAATAGCCTTGTGGGGACTTGTGGGCGTGATGAAAGTTGTGACTGCTGTCACCAAGGTTTGGCAAGGCGTACAGTGGCTTTTGAACATAGCCATGAACGCCAACCCAATCGGCCTTGTCATCACTGCCATCGCAGCCCTCGTTGCTGGTGTCGTATATTGTTGGAATAAGTTCGCTGGTTTTCGTGCTTTTCTCCTTACCATGTGGTCGGTCATCAAGGGACTTGGTGGAATCATCAAAGATTACCTTATAGACCGCTTCAAAACCTTCCTTAGTGGAATTGGCAAGGTTGGCCAGGCTTTAGCGAAACTATTCAATGGAGATTTCAGCGGTGCTTGGTCAAGTGCCGTGGATGGAGTCAAGGACTTGACTGGCATCACGAGCGCAACGAAAGCAGTGAAGGCTACCTACCAGCTTGCCGGTGGTGTCAAGGAAGAATATGGCAGGAACTATTCAAGGGAAAGTGCCAAGGACAAGAAGAAAACCACCGAGAACAAAATTTCAAGTCCTTCCACCAAGGGAAGCCCAGCCTTTTCATTCGGGTCGCCAGCAAATAACGGCAAGGGTGGCAAAGGCAGTGGCAAAGGTGGACATGGAGGTCATGGAGGTGGAAAGTCAACGGCCGAAGCTCTTGCCACTGGTGGGTCTCGAAGCTCAAACATCCACATCAACATAGGCAAGTTTTTTGATACTATACAAGTAACAATGAATGACAAGACCGACACGGCCGATTTGGAGCGTATCGTGCTCCAGTGCATGAACCGTGCCTTGTCAATCGCAACAAGTACAGACCGATGAGCACAACGAATAGATTCATACTCCAGAACTTGGCCTTGCGAGCCATGGGACTCACCAAGGTTCCACCCTACTGGTTGTTTCGTGAGAACAACTTCCATGGAGTGAACCTTGGCTACATATCAGCGGCCAAGACCATCCCAGACAGTTCTGGCTTTGACGTGGAAACCATGTCGGACGCAGAGCTTGAAGACGTGGTTCGCACAAATGCCACGGGTGTCCCAATGGTCTTGCCCTTACGTTTTCAACTTGAAGAGTCTGGAGCAGAAGAATGGCTTTTCCCCATGGAACCGATGATTAGCCTGAATGGACAAAACATCCTTGTCAGGCGAAATGTCTCCAAGGGAAGAATCAAGGGAAGCATCAAGGAACGTTGGACACAAGATGACTATAGTGTGAGAATCGAAGGCATCCTTCTTGGCACGGATGGCAAGTACCCAGACGCAGATGTTGCAAAGCTCAGAAGCTTCTGTGAGGCAGGACATGTGAAAGCCCTGAACCCATTGCTTGAGATATTTGGCATCAGTCAACTTGCCATTGAGAGCTGGGACATTCCTTTTACTTCTGGAACCATCAACCAAAACTACACCATACAGGCCTACAGTGATGACATCTACAAGTTGCTGTTGAGCCGTGATGACTTAAACGCATAGAACTATGTACACAATGGCATTTGACATCAGGATTGGCACATACAAGCTCTGTATGATTGACAAGGTGGAGATTCATCGTAGCGTGGAACTTCTTGCAGACACGGCTGTCATCACCCTTCCTGCATCAGAGTATAACCATGCCTTGCAAGTCGAAGACAAGCTAAAGCGTGGCGACAAGGTGTATATCACCTTTGGCTATGAAGAGGCAGGGCTTGAAACCGAGTTCGAGGGATGGCTTCAACGCATATCCACCGATGGAGGAAACATCAAGCTATACTGTGAGGATGACATCTTTCAGTTCCGAAAGGACATGAAGAACGAGGTCCTTCAAAAGATAGCCTTGAAGGATCTCCTTGCCAAGGTGGTCTCAGGGTGTGGTCTCTCATTCAAGGTGGAGTGCTCCTATTCCTGGACATACGGAAAGTTTGTCATCAACAACGCAACTGGCTATGATGTCTTGAAAAAAGTGCAAGAGGAATGTGGGGCTGACATCTACCTACAGGATGAGACCTTGCACATACACCCTCCAGGCGAAAAGATGGGCGTGGAATGCTTCTATGACTTCGCCCTGAACGTGGAGGAAGACAACCTCACCTATCATCGTGCGGAAGACAAGAAGGTGCAAGTCATCGTGAAAGCCCTGATGCCAGACGGAACCGTCAAGGAAGTGGAGACAGGAACAACTGGAGGCGACAAGATAGAGATCAAGTGTGCCACCAATGACGAAGCCTCCATGAAGGCTCGTGGCGAGCTGGAGGTAAAGCGTCGAAGCTTCGACGGCTACGAGGGAAGCATCACAGGATGGCTCATACCAGTTTGCCGTCCATCTGATAGCGTCACGCTCCATGATGCCGATTATCCCTACAAGGATGGCACTTACTTTGTGACAGCCGTTGACACCGAGTTTTCAAGTGCTGGTGGAAAAAGAAAGGTCAGTTTAGGATTTAGATTGAGTTGATTATGGATGAGTACAGACAACTACAGGAACATTTGAGGGGATTGGCAGGTGGAGGCAAGAGCATCGCCATCTACCAAGGCATCGTGAAATCCGTTGACGGAAACCTCTGTGAGGTGACAGTGGGAGGCATCACCATCCCAGGGGTAAGGCTCAAAGCCTCCGAGATAAAAGACGATGGCTTGATGCTTGTTACCCCAAAGGTCGGCAGTGCCGTGACCATCGGCAGCTTGTCGGGAGACCTCACGGAACTTGTCGTTCTACAGGTTGACCACATCGAGACGATTGTCATCAATGGTGGAAAGCTGGGAGGTCTCATCAACATAGAGCAGCTGACCCAAAAGATCAACGAGCTTGTGGAAGCCTTCAACAACCATACACACCAAGTGACCGTGAGCCACCCTGGTGGAACGTTCACAACGGTCAAACCAACCAGTTCCGCAAAGTCATTCAAGAAGGACGACTACGAGGACGCAAAAATCAAGCACTGACATGGAAGGAATACAACTCACATACAACAAGGATTCTCCAATACTGGAGCCAACGGTCAGAAACGGACACCTACAAACCGGTGACATCCTGAGACAGAACCAAGCCTTGATACTCACCCTTCACCATGGTGAGCTGAAGGAAAACCCATCGGTGGGTGTCGGCATCAGCGACATGTTGCTTGACAACGACCCCATCTACTGGAGGACGCTCATCAAGGAGCAGATGGAGATGGACGGCCAGACCGTTGACAAGGTGAGAATCACCAACACAGGAGTACAGATAGAATCTAAATATTAAAACGACAAGACAATGATTATCGAACATTTTTTGAATAAACTTATGGTGGTGCTCTCCACCATGTGGGGATGGGTGATGTGCCTGTTCCTGATTATTGCCAACTTTTTGGCAGGATATGAGACGATGGTGGGGTTCACGGTGTTTGCCGTGGTGATGGATGCAGTCTGGGGCATTGCCTCCAGCCTAAAACAGAAACGGTTCACCAAGAGTGAGCTTGCGAGGGATTCATTCAGCAAGCTTGCGGTGTATGGTTCCGTGATCCTGATTTTCATCCTCATCGACAAACTCCTTGGAGTGGAAAATGGACTCACCACAAGCGTGATCTGCATCGGCATCATCCTCGTGGAGCTATGGAGCACATCCGCAAGTATGCTAATCTGTTTCCCGAACATGCCGTTCCTCCAATTACTGAAGAAAGCCCTTGTGGGTGAGATAGCGAGCAAACTGAGAGTAAAACCAGAGGACGTGGAAATCGCCCTCGAAGCATTGAGAAAGAAATGAGAAATATCGAATACATAGCCGTTCATTGTACGGCAAGCAGTCAGAAGACAACCATCAAGCAGTTAGAACTGGAGTTCGAACGCAAGGGTTGGAAATTCCCTGGCTACCATTATGTCATCCTCCCAGACGGAACCATCCATCAGATGCTTGATGTGGAAAAGGTAAGCAATGGCGTGAAGGGCTTCAACTCGAAACTGGTGAACATCGCCTACATCGGTGGCATTGACGCAAATGGCAAGCCTATTGACAACAGAACGGAGGCACAGAAGGCATCGCTGAGAAACCTGTTGAAACTCTTGCGCAAGAAATATCCAAAGGCGGTCATCCAGGGACACCGTGATTTCAGCCCAGACCTGAACCACGATGGAAAGATAACCCAGAATGAATGGATCAAGGCTTGCCCTTGCTTCAACGCAAAGGAAGAATACAAGGACATTTAAAGGCAGACAACATGAAACATTACATCTATTTGCTCCTGGCAGTGCTGATGCTCGCTGCCTGTGGCACGACAAGAAAGGTGGAATCCAATCAAAGACATGTGGCGAAGGATTCCGTGAACATCCGTGACTCCATCGTCATCAAGGACTCCCTGGTCATCCGTTATGAGGTGAACGTGAGAGATTCCGTGAACATCAAGGACTCTACCATCTTGGTGATAGACCAGGACGGAAACGTGGTAAGCAAGGAGAAGTACCGTAGCACGGAACGAAACCGAAACACCGACAAAGGCAAGGAGGTCGCACAGAGCCAGTCGAAGGAAAACGTATCGAAGGCCGATGAGCGGCATGACCTGGAGAATGAGGAACAGAAAGAAACCGTCCAAAAAAACAACGAATTGAGAAATGAAGTCATATTTTGGTTTTCTGCTTCTATCTTTTTTGCGGTGATGTACGGTATCATCGGTTTACGTAAAAAGTCAGAGAAATGAAAACAAAGGTCAAGGACGGACAGACGATGGCAGACATCGCCATCCAAGAATTTGGATCGTGGGAGGCTGTGCTTGCCATTGCTAAGGCAAACGGCATCTGCATCACGGACATTCCACATCCGGGAACAGAGTTGAAACTTCCAGACGGAACCTGGAATCGTGTCATGCAGAACTACTGCAAGAATAATGACGTGAGTCCTGCAACCGCAAGGGATCAAGGAAATGTCCGTCTGAGAATCTTTGGCGAGGAGTTTACAAAAGAATTTACTTAGACATGGCAAGGACTGTAGCAGAGATCAAGAAACAGATGACGGATGCGTTCATGGCAGATGCCACCATCCGTGAGAAATATGGGCTGAGGGAAGGCGACACCTGGAGCGGTAGCTTTTCCACTGTCAGTTTGGAGAGCATCATGTTCTTCATCGTCGCAGCCTGCTGCCATGTGCTGGAGGTTGTCTTCGAGGAGTACGTGAAAGTGGTGGATGACAAGGTGAGCATGGCTGTAGTGGCATCCGTTCCATGGTACTACAAGATGTCAAAGGCCTTCCAGTATGGTGACAGCCTCGTGCTTAACGAGGACACCCAGCAGTATGGCTACGCCGCCATCGACGAGGGCAAGCAGGTGGTGAAATACGCAGCCGTGAGGGATCGTGGCACGAGCGTGCAGATCCTTGTGAGCGGTGAGAAGGACGGCAAGCCTGTGGCACTCTCAAACAGTGTTTTAACGGTGTTCAAAGAGTACATGAACAGGGTGAAGGTGGCAGGTGTTGTGCTCTCAATACGCTCCAAGAACGCAGACAAGATGGTCATCATGGCAAAGGTCTATGTGGACTCTCTTGTCATCAACTCTGACGGAACTCTCATATCCGATGGGAGCAAGCCTGTGGAGGAAGCCATCAATGCATATCTTGCCAATATCGTCTATGGAGGAACTTTCAACAAGACCAAACTCACAAATGCCATTCTTGGAGTGGAGGGAGTGAGTGACGTTGAAATCGGAGAATGCTCCTATATGGAGGATGGAGGCACGGAATACACAGTGATAAAAGGTAACAACTATACAGCCCTTGGTGGATGCTTCGTGTCCGAAGGACTTTCAAACTCATTGAGCTATGTGGTACAAGATTGATTTGACGAAATTCGTGGTGCAGTTATTGCCACCCATTTTAAGGAGCAAGTTCCTCGTGGCATTGCTGAAAGTGCTTGTCCTGCCTCTCTCTTTTGTTTATGACAAACTGATGGGGCATCGTGAGAATGTCTTTGACAAGTTGGAAACATCCGCCAATGTGATTTACTTGGAAAAAGTTTTGAACGAAACTTTCTTTCTTTCAGACAGACAGATATATATCACTTCTTTGGAGGAAGATTTCTCAAACTATTGGCATTTCAAAAGTGAGAACGCACCAAGCAAGTTCCTGGACAATTCATCAGGCATTATCTTGAAGTACAAGGGTGAAAGCAATTACAAGGAAAGCTTCACGGTCAATGTGCCAACATTTCTTTGCACGTCATTGGATTCTTCCAAGGATAAATACCAAGGAAAGAACCTTGCCAAGATAAAGGCGATATTGAACATTTACAAACCTGCTGGACGCACGTACAGCATAATATTATATGATTATGAATAGACTTGTTTTTAGTGAGGGTGGACAACCTGTTTGCCTGGATGACTTGAAACTCTTGCAAGAATTGTTTTTTGAGTCCATGAAGCCTTTTTTAAAAGCTTTGGTGAAAACAGATGTGTTCATCTTGGAAGACTATATTTTCCAAAACTCAGAATTGGATGAAGAAAAAGGGGAAACGAAATTTACGCTGTTGTCAGGAACTCTTGTCGTAAACGGAGACTTCTTGACTTGGCCTGACACAGATTTGTCCATACAGGATTGGAATCAGCCTATCTATTTATGTGTCAAAAATGTCGATTCCGATATGAGATTGTTTGAAGATGGTCAAAGTAGAAATTGCACAAAATCAAAGAAAATTTACGCAAGTACCGACAAAACTGGCGCAGATGAAGCATATAACATATATAACTTACATTCTTTACTGGATTTATTGTCATCGGCCTTGGAACTTGGAAGCATTAAGGAAAATTTAGATGTGCAATTTTATAATGGCTATTCGGGTAAGGTAAAAATAAGCAAAGTTGACAATGGAACAGATGCACAAATTTCCATAGATATAAAAACATCGAGAACAGACTGGGATACGGAAGAAGCCTTGCTAAGTAGAGGTATGCTATTCACAATCAATGATGCAACCTATGCAGAAACTCTCCAAGGAAAGAAAAGCCCTTCCTTTGAATATTTGGGGAAGAAGTATGAGCTTCATGTCGCAGCCAAACCTGTCGCAGCCGTGGTGATTTTGACACCAGAAGGTGGCATTCCCAATGGTTTTTATGATGATGACTATAGTTTCCCTATCATTCCTATTTCCGTAACATTTAAACTTGGTGATTTCGTAAAATTCTCAAAGTAATATGGAAACAATTTATAAGCTTCAGCAACGTGCCGATGCCTTGCGACGCAAGAATCAGGTGGATAGTATCACTCCAGAAGAGGTGGGTGGCCTTCATGCCGACACCTTAGCATATCTTGCCGACATGGAGCAAAATGCGGATGGACTTGGCATCCATCAAGTTTACAAGAGCTATGCCGCAATGAAAGCGGACGGCACGGCTCCTGTAGGCACAAATGGCAAACCACTTCGCTTTGGTCAACTCGTAGCCATTTACGATGCAAACAACTCAACGCAGGCAGAGAGCGGAAACGTCTATGCCTTCCAAAAGGGAAATACAGCGGAGCCATGGCTACTGATGGGAAACCTTGGCAGCATCTATGCTCTCCAGAAGCAAGTTGACCAGGAAATCAAGGATCGTGGCGAAGCGGACAATAGCATCAAAAAGTCCATCGAGGAAGAGAAGTCAAATCGCTCTGACGCAGATACGGAGCTTTTGAAGCGTCTGCAAGGCACGAGCGAGAGCAGCAATGCCCTCACTGATCCATTCCTCAACCTTGGGAACTTCACTGATGGCGACACCTCTAAGGAAGAACAACTTCAGGCAAAACTGGACGCAGCCTATGCGAGCACGGAGAACTACAAGTTCGTGGGTGTGCTCAGAGCCACGTTTGATGGTGTGAACGTCCAGGTACATCAGTTTGTCATCGGCTATGCGAGGGAATATTGCATCCAGGTGGCAGAAGGCCCTGTCAGACTCAACGACGATGGCAGGCTGGCAAGCGGCACTACCTTTGCCGAATACATGCGTACCCACACCAAGGAGAACGGATGGACGGAGTGGACGCTTTGTGGTGGAAAGTCTTTGGCCGACAACATGCGTGAGAGCATCGCCAAGACAAGCGAGGCGACCTTGAAGTCCATCGACGCAAAGATGGGACAGCCTGGCGGCATCGCCCAGCTTGACGAAAACAGCACCATCCCAAAAGAGAACCTTCCAAAGGAGGTTTATGACGTGGTGATGGTGAGCTACTGGGACACAAATTCCATCTCCATGGTCGGAGCCTACAGATACTCCAGCCAGGAGAAGAAACTTGAAAGACTCATCGACACGGTGGAGGATGGCGACATCAAGCCGAAATGGGTGCAGCAGACACTCAGCTCATCAGTGATCTACGTAGATGTGGTAGGCAAGGTTCCATACATCTGGACTGGCACGGACATGGCGCAGATAGCACCGAAGGCAACTCCAGCGAGCATTTTTAACGCCACCACGGAGGTTCCCATCACTGGCTATTACCAACTGTCCGACCCCGACAACCCAAGCATGTCCGCCATCAATGCGGCATGGAAGGAAGGCAAGGCTGTGAGCGGACTGATCATTTCCTTCGAGATGTCGGCAGGCATCTGGAAGACCTACCAATATGTGGGCAAGACCGTGACGGAGGCAAACTGGTTCAACCCGGATAACTGGAAGGACTTTGGCTCCCTTGCAGCAGGATCTGAGACCTACATCATCATCGACACTCTGTTGGGCAACCCAGAGGTGGGAAGCTACTGGACTTTGGCGACCGCAGTGCAAGCCCTCTTGAAATACCAGGAGAAAACAGGCGTGCAATATGCCAAGAAGGGACTCATCATCTCCTATTCGACAGGAGAGAAGCAGATGGAGACCAAGCAGTTCCAGGGCGACTTGACAGAAATCGGTGAAATCGGGCTGTGGAAGGACTTTGGAGGCGGCTCAGGCGTGGATGCAAAGGATGATCCAAAGGCAGACGGAAAGGACGCTCTCTCCACTGGAGGTGCATACAAGTGCATCCCCACCAACATCAAGGTGGACACGGAAACGGAGGGCGTGGTGAAGCTGCAACTCGAAAATGCGGCTGGCGAGGGCATCGGGGACGAACAGCAGTTTGCCGTCGGCACTGGAAGCGGTGGCGGCTCAGGAACCATTGTCAGCATCCAGTTCGAGAACTCGCCCCTCTATGCCAAGGCCGGAGGCTCTGTGCTCATCAAGGCAGCCATCCGAAGCATCACAACGCAAGGTGGCAGCGAGATAGACAACATGATCGAGAAAATCGTGCTCAAAGACCGTGACACGAACCAGGTGTTGGAGACCATTGCCGTAAACAAGGCATCGTCCGCCACTGGTGACACATACGACTTCACTGTGGATGTCAGCTCCTATTTCGTAACAGCCACAAACAAACGATTCCAGCTGGTGGCATACGATGACGCAGGAAACAGCGGTTCGAGAAACATCAACGTCTCAGGCGTGGATGTCTCCATCACAAGCGTGCAGACCCTCAACTACACCCAGAGCACCAGCCTTGCAGTCGGTGGCACAGCCAAGAGCATCCCGATGTATAAGTTTGCCAACAACGCAAGCGACAAGGGCATCAAGGTCATCACGGAGATCTATGTCAACGAGCAGTGGCAGGTACTTGGAACCTCCACCATCATGGACACCTATTCCCATTCCGTGAGCATAGACCCACAAAACTGTATGGGCACGCCACTGGCACATGGCGCATATCCCTTGCGAATCCATGGCGAGGACGTGGGAAGCGGCGTGGTTGGAAATTACCTCCACACGTCCGTCATGGTCGTGGAGGAAGGAAACGTCACACCTATCGTGGCGACACGATGGTACACGGACGAAATGGAGGGCAAGCGCAAGCTCTATGAGTCCATATCCGTGGAATATGCCATCTACGTTGCGAACGACAACAACCCGAAGGCTGTCATCCTCTATGACGGCAGTGTGCAGAACAACAGCGTGGCATATCGCTCCCAGACATACACCTTCACCAAGCAGGTGATGGAGGGCGTACATGATGGCTCCAAGACCATCGTGGTGTACGTAGAATGTGGCGAGTCATCATCCCAGGCAGCGTCGTTTGTCATAGATGGAAGCCTTGTGGACGTGGAGGAAGTGAGCACACAACGTGTGTTCAACATCACCATGGACTCACGCTCCAACAGCGAGGAGGACAAGACCATCAAGGACGGAGACACCTCCATCAGCGTGGAAGGATCCAACTGGAGCACCAATGGATTCGTGAAGGACACCTTTGGAACGGCATCCTATGGCACGGAGGCCGACAACGGCATCATGTCCTTGCGCATAGCAGAGAACATGAGGGCAGTGTGTGACTACAAGCCGTTCGCCTCCAACAGCATCGAGCAAAACGGAATGGCCATCAGCTTCACGGTGAGGGTGAAGAACGTGGAGGACAGGAACGCCAAGCTGATAGACTGCCTTGGCGACAACAAGGTGGGCTTCTACCTGACTGGCGAGAAACTTGTCTTCACGTGTGACGGAGCCACCGCCACCAATCCCGATGACCTTGGTGCGCAGCAAACGGCCGTGGTGTATTACGCACAAGACGCAGTGACACGCTTCGACATCGTGATAGAGCCTTCCTCCATCGCCCCTTACTCAGGCATCGGCAGCATCAAGATATTCCGCAACGGTGACGAGGCAGGTGCCTGCTACTATGACGCTGGCAAGCTCATCAACAACGACCACACCATCAACTTCGATGGCACAAGTGCCGACATCTATCTTTATAAGTTGACGGCATGGGCTACATACTTCAATTTCCGCCAGGCTGTCGATAACTACCTTGTGGGACTGAAGGACACCAAGGAAATGCTCAGCGAGTATGAGAAGAACCTTGTCATGGCATCGCAGACGGCAGAGGGAACGACCAAGGACAGACCAACCATGCAGGCTTGCCTCAACGCAGGGCTTTGCTGTGTCACACTCCTGAAGAACCCAGACACCGACGACATAGAGCAGAACTATCCTGGCTATCTTGACAAGTTGGATGGCGACAAGAAGACGAAGGCACTCTTCGACTGGATCGTGAGATTCCCAAACCGCCCATGGCAGGACTTCAAGGTGGTGCTCGTGCCTACTGTGAACCAGGGAACGACATCATCGCTCAAACCTATCAAGAACAAGAAGGGCAAGTTCAAGGGATGCAAGATCATCCTCCTCCACTCAGAGGAAGACTTCACTGGCGAGGAGCTGGAGAAGTTCAAGCTTTGCCAGAAGATGGCGGCCAAGGGCAAGATACAGGTGAAAGATGGCGGCATGTGGATCAGCACATCCACCATCAAGGTGGACTACTCAGACTCAGGAGGCGCAAACAACGGAGCCACCATGGAGCTGATGAACAAGTTGCAGCGTGCGCTTGGCGAGAGATACATGACACCAGCGCAGAACGCCTACAAGGGAAACGAGACCATGAACACGTCCATCGACTCTGTGCCATGCGCCCTTTTCCGCACAGACATCAACTCTGTGGATGCCACCAACGAGTCCTATGCCTATTTCCATGCCAAGGCAAACTTCAACGTTGACAAGAACAACCCAAGTTTCTTTGGCTTCGAGAAAGTGGACGGATATACGGCAGACTGCCTCAATTATGGCGACTTCAAGGAACTCGTTGCAGCCAAGGGACAGAAGCTGACGGACTTCAAGGATGAGGTACTGAAGGATGTTTCATCCCTTGTGGCAGGAAACATCTACATGCTTTCAGAGTATTGCGGCAACGGAAATGTCTTCCTGGAGAATGACGGAACAGGCTCCATGGTGGAGACCACAGCCGTGGCTGACCCTACGGAAACCGCCAAGACCCTCTCTGAGGTAATGTCTGACAACGTGAGCGAATATGACTGGACGCAGGTCTATCATACGTCCGATGACAGATACGCCAAGTACAGCGGTGGCAACTGGAAGGACACCACTGGCTCCATGAGCTACGACAAGGCAACGAGAAAGTGGACGGTATCTGGAAGGGTGCTGAACCCAACGACCTGCTACGAATACCTGAAGTATGATTATCTCTGTTGGCTGAAGGGCGTGAATGGTGTTGACGACATGATGAGGGTGGATGAGGCGACTGGAAACCCGGTGTGGATGTCATACTTCGAGGCGAGATACCCAGACGACGATGACCTTGTGGCGTTGTATGAGTCTGGCAAGAAGGTTCCATACGACCTCTACAAGTTCCTCATGTTTACTCAGCAGTGCAGCAACGACCTCACGGAGGCAGATGGCGACATCACGCTTGACGGTCTCACTGTCAGGGGCACTAAGGAGAACCGCCTGAAGAAGTGGTCTCACGAGCTTCACAAGTTCGCCAACGTCCACAGCGTCGGATGCTATGTGGTCGCAAGCGACTACATCCTTGCCGTTGACCAGCGAAGCAAGAACATGATGCTCAGCTTCTATCTCGACACCGACGGTGAGGTGAGGGCTTACTTCAACCACTGGTATGATGGTGACTGTGTCTGGAACTATGACAACGACTGTGGCCTCACCGTACCATGGGATTTGGATGCCGTGAACGACCCTAAGCATTATTACCAGGGATGGAACAGCGTGATGTTCCAGCAATCATACAAGGTGGACGGCTTCTGGCTTGATGAGACTGGCGACAATGTGGTGACGCTCCATGACATCGCTGGGGAGATGCGAAGCGTAGAGGCAGACGGAATGAAGATTTTCTCAGTGCAGGGTTGCACTAAGCTATGGGTGACCGACCGACTGGCAAAGTGGGCGAAGGTCATTTCCTCATTCGATGGCGAGCGAAAGTACATCGAGAACTCCACGGCAGGAGCCAACTATTACTATGCCGTGCATGGTCTTCGCCTTGATGATCTGCCTGAGACATTCAGAAAGCGTTTCGCATACCGTGACGGCTACTATCAGGTTGGTGAGCTTTACACCAACCCATTCAAAATGCGTGCCGTGGGCACTGAAATCTCCATTGCCATCACGGCAGCACAAGACAGTTTCTTTGGAATCGGTGTGGATCGTGCGGATGCGTGCGTGGACAGTTGCTATCTGAAGGCTGGCGAGAGCTACACGCTCAGAAGCGGCATGACCGCCTCTGGCGCAGGAACCATGCTCTATGTGTTCGGGGCGAAGAACCTGGCAAGGCTCGACTTGTCTGGATGCACCCCAAAGGCTGAAAGCTGGGACATCTCCAACTGTGAAATGTTGCAGGAACTCGTGCTTGGTGGCGAGGACTACGAGCCTATGGACGGTACGGCTGCCATCACACAGTTGAACCTTGGAAACAAGCCGTTCCTCTCTTCCATTGACGTGAGGAACACGAAGGTGACTTCCATCACTGCCACATACTGCCCACGATTGAAGACCGTCTTGGCAAAGAACTCCTCCCTGTCAAGCATTGACTTGGCGGAAGCCTCGCCAATAGAGATCCTTCAGCTTCCGTCAACGATGTCGAACCTCTCATTCAAGAACTTGCCAAGGCTGCAATACCCTGGTGGGCTAACCTTCGATGGCATGGGTGGCATCAAGAGCGTGCTCGTGACGAACTGCCCAAGGATAAGTAGCACCCAGTTGCTCCTCGACTCAATAGGTGGAGGCGCAAGCATCAAGTACATCCGTCTGACAGACGTGAACGTCTCAGGCTCATCCACCATCCTGCAAGCCTTGATGGACAGTGAGGCCGTGGGACTGGAAGTGAACGGAACACCATACGATGAGAGCGGAAAGTGCTCTGGTCTGACAGGTAGATGGATTATGACTGACTTCATCACCAAGGAGAAGCTTACCTCGTTTGCGGCTTACTTCCCAGAGATGACCGTATATAACAGCCAATACAGCGCAATCGTGTTCGATGATACCGTGGGCGACCCTCAGAACATCACCAACCTCGACAACAAGACAGGGCATGACTACAGCAATGAGTACAAGCCATCCGCCCATGTGAGCCAGATTTGGAAGGACATGAAGCCTGTCATCGGCATCTACGACCAAGGTAGCTCCAAGATGACCTGCATCCCGATGGATGAGAAGGACTACTCCAAGCTTGCCGACGGCAGATCAATCGAAAACATCTATGACAAGGGTGAGTACGATGCCTTCATGTATATCGGCAGATATTGGTACAAGGGCATCAATGACGTGAAGCATGACAGAAAGTACCTGTTCTTTTCAAGCCTCCAGGAAAGACCTCTTCCAAGTGCCAACGTGGTGAAGAGGGTGAAACTCCAGGACATCTTGCTTGGTGCAAGTTGCTCTGTCTGCACGGACTCGCTTGACTCCAGCATCTATGATGAGAAAGGAAACGTCAAGATAGACAGTTCCACAACGTTCGTCCGCTCCAACGTGAGCTATAATGCGTACAAGATGGATGTGGAGGGAATGAAGCAGGTACGATGGCCTGGCGTTACAAGCAGCCGTATCGGTGCTATATTCGTCAAGGAGGACGGAAGTGTCATCGAGACATACAACTTGACTGGCATGGCATCCGACTCAGACTTTATGGAAGGTGACTATACCTTCACGTCCGTTCCTGATGGAGCGAAGTACTTCATCTTTGCGGTGAAGACCGTCAATGAAGATGGCGAACTCATTGCCGTTGACAGTTCTGAACTCGAAGCCATAGAACCTGACTGGGTGGAGCACAAACCAGAGCTTGTCGGCATCTACGAGGCTGCCATGATGAGCGGAACGCTCAAAAGTGTCAGTGGCGTGGCTGCCAAGCTTGGAGATGGCAATAGCAACACATATATAGGTTGGGCGTATGACAGCGAGGGAAAGGTGACCTATGTGGATCCTACGGACATCCAGGACATGAACCTTCACTACACATACAAGGACTTCCAAAACCTGGCATGGCTGAGAGGAAACGGCTATCAGATGATAGACTATGAGACAAGCAAGGACGTGGCAAACCTCTTCTATGCCCTTGTGGGAAATCGTGACGCTCAGTTGGTATGTGGCTATGGCCGTGGCGTAGGCTCATCAAGCAGCAACGGTTACACGAACAATTACAAGACTGGTTACTGGGATTCCATCGGCAAGGCAAACAGCCCATGGAACAATGGCATGGGAAACAAGGTGCTTGGCATCGAGAACTTCATGGCTTGCAACTGTGAGTGGATGGACAATGTTGGTGTGAACATCAAGAGTTATGTGTCATTCCTGAAAAACAAGATGGTTCCAGTGAGCGGAGATATGCTTGACAGTGTTTGGCACATCTATGATCCTCTCACCAAGACAGAAAGAACCGTACAAGGCATCAATGCCAATGGTTATTGTATCGGACGTGTGAGATTTGGACGCTATGCAGATGTCGTTCCTACCAAGCTAACGAGCGACAACAGCAAGTGGAACCAAAATTATACAGACATTTTTTGGTACACTCACAGTAGCGGTCGTGTCCTGTATCGTGCCTACTTCTATGCGAATGCGTATGGCGGTCTCGCCTATGCGAGTGCGAATTACGCTTCATCGCACTCGAATACGAGCATCGGCTCTCGTCTCGCCTTCAGAGGAGCGATAGAACTGAAAACAGCGTAAGGGCGAAAAAGCGTGAAAGCGTAAGGTGGAGACCTTCTAAAAAAGGTGCTCCACCTCCAAATACCGACGTAAGTCGGTCGATTTTTGAAAATTTTTTATTACTTTTGCACCCCGAAAAGGAGGATGGTAGAGGGGTTCAGCGGTCGTGTCCTGTATCGTGCCAACAACAATGCGAATGCGAATGGCGGTCTCGCCTATGCGAGTGCGAATTACGCTTCATCGAACTCGAATACGAACATCGGCTCTCGTCTCGAATTAAGAACTACCTGTCTTTAGACAGTCTCATCGCACCCATGCAACAAGCAACGTGCTTGCCCACTGTACGTGCGAGAACCCTGAGCCACGGCAACAGCACAATATTGTGGAAAGCCGAAACATAAATTGGAGTCCTGAAGGCTTATGGAAAATTTTGTTATTCTGGATAATTTGATTCCAGAGATTGTTTCTTTCGAGAATCTGAGCAGTAGCTTTGATTATGTCGTTAGAGACTTAAAGGAAAAGCAGAGAAAACGTTTTGAGGCGAAAAAAGATGATGTTATCGCCTTCTTGCGTAAGCACATTGAAGATGGAAGTTTTCAAGTTACCAATTTTGAGACCTTGCATGTGAAGGATGGCCCAAAGGAAAGAGAGGTGCAAGCTCCTCCTGTCATTGACAGAATAGGATGCCATGCCATTATGAATGTGTTTGAAGACCATGTATATCCCACGGTCATCGAGACATCCGCTGCAAGCATCAAGGGAAGAGGTATGCACTACCTCCATCACATCTTAGAGGAAGACATACATGAATGCGAGGGGAATCTGTATTACTATCAGTGCGACATTCATCATTTCTATGATTCCATCAACCAGGAATTGATGTATGATGACTTGAAACACTATGTGAGTGATCCCATCGTCTTGAAGATCTTTTCAAACTTCGTTCATTTGCTGCCCAATGGGCTTTCTAAGGGATTGAGAAGTTCACAGTGCTTCGCCAACTTGCACCTATCACCAATAGACCATCACATGAAGGAAGTGGTGGGAGTCAGGTACTATTACAGGTACTGTGACGACATAGTAATGATGTCCACAGACAAAAGAGAGTTGTGGAAGTGGCGTGGCATCTTGCACCAAGAACTTGGCAAGCTGGGGCTGCAAATCAAGAAAAGCGAGGCTATAAGACCTATTACCGTTGGACTCGACTTCCTTGGTTTCGTGCATTACGAGGACTATTCCCTTATAAGGAAACGAACCAAACAAAAGGCTGCAAGGCATCTCGCCAAGGTCAAGAGCCGCAAGAGAAGACAAGAGATCATCGGCTCATTCAAGGGTATGGCTTGCCATGCCGACTGCAAGAATTTATTTTTCAAACTAACAAATAAACGTATGAAGAAATTCAGTGAACTGGGTATCACATATACCCCAGAGGATGGAAAGAAACGTTTCCCTGGCAAGGCAGTGCGCCTGAGTGCCATTGTCAACAAGGAAATAGAAATCCATGACTATGAGAAGGATGTGAAGACCTCGCAAGGTGAGGGCAGATACATCGTAAGCTTCAAGGATGCCAAGACTGGAGAATGGGCAAAGTTCTTCACTGCATCTGAGGAAATGAAACAAATCTTGGATAAGGCAAGCGACATCGAGGACTGTTTCCCATTCACAACTGTGATTGAGAGCGAGGTCTTTGATGGCAACAAGGTGAAATACCGCTTTACTTAAACAAGGTTTGAATAGCAGTTTATAAACTATTAAACATTATTGAAATGGAAAAGATCTATGGTTCCCCAATTCGTCAGGACGGATTGATGCAAGTTGGTCGAAACCGATGGGACTTGTTCTATGGTTTTGGCAAGGATGAAGACAATGACATGGGCTGGAACTGGCGCACGACATTTGATCATCATCCGACATTGGAAGAAGTGAAAGATAACATTATCACTCAGATCAATTCAAACGCACAGAAAGCGATATTGGAGGACTATGAGTGGAATGGTCACAAGGTTTGGTTGTCTGATGAAAATCAAAGAAACTATGCTTTGGCCTATGGTTTGGCCAAGGATGGTGATTTGAAGACGATGCCAACAGTGAAGTTTGGCTCAGATGATGATCCTTTCCTTTACACGTTCAAAGATGTGGAAGAGTTGACTTCCTTTGCCATTGGTATGCAAAAGCATATTCAAATGTGTCTTGAATCGGCATGGAAGGAAAAGGAAGAAATAGACTGGTCTTTGTTCAATTAATTCAACAAAAAAGCATCCAAGTTTCATTGCTTGGATGCTTTTTTATTGCACATTTCGTTTTTCCGTCTGAAAATCGCATTTCGTTTTTGATTCCGCACGCTTTTCGTTTTGCCGTGATTAAACCGTCCCGATATCACTACGCAAGGAAGTAAAATCTTCGATATTTCCACGAACACTATCCTCAGCATAGTGATAAGCCTCCACCATCTTGGTATATTTATCAAACATGGTAGACGCCTTACTTCTTACATCTTTCACGCCATTCGTGCCCATGACAATATCAGCCATCTTCGACGTTCCCTTAACAAGAACCAGGTTAAGGTTCAATTCCACTTGCTCTTTCAACTGCTCCAAAGCAGATGAAGACAACGCCAGTTCCGTCTCAGCTATCTTCAAAGCCTCCTCCTTGTTGCCCTGTTCCAGGCTGTCATTCAACTTGTATTCAGCCACAAGGGTTGTACGTGAATTATTGGAAACAAAAGCAATGGCGATATTGCCATTATCATGGAAATATCTGTAGGCATCAAATACCAGCTTACTCACTTCCGAGGAATCGGAAGCTATACCATACTTCTTCAGTTCAAAAGCCAAATCTGCACGAAGATACGTCTTGTTCTCCTTGCAGAGTTCATCAGCAATCGTCTTGATTGCCTGATATACTTTTTGATTATCAGCCATACTGTTCATCGTATTTATATTTATATTTATTTATTCTTTATCACTTCCTACAAATGCCGAAACCTTCATAAAAGAGAAGGTTGCATCAACGAGCCAACCGATACATGAGCCGACTGTAGCTATCCACCAGGCAACAAGATAACCTGTAGTACAATTGGTAGCCTTGAAAAGGACATCGCCGTCAAAGAGATGCCTCACCAGATTAGGCAGGAAAAACAATCCATGCGCCAATCCAGCTTGCCATCCATACAATTCCGTACCATTGATGTTGACAAACAATACTGCTGCCACTATTGCAACGATTGGTCGCCAGGGTAGGAACATGAAAACCATTACAAGAAGCCCTATAATTTTATTCATTTTTCGTTATACTTTATTTATGCTATGATTTCATCTATACAGACAATTATCTTTTAGATACATCTTGTTGTTTCTAATCTCAGTTGGAGTAAGTTTCTCTTTACGATAATCCTTCAAGGAATCCTTCTGCACCTGAAATCTACTCGTTTCCACAAAGATCAGGCTCTTGTGAATCCTCGTCTTGGCACGCTCCTCCATCCATTCTCTGCCTTTAGCGTGAGAAGACATATACCAATATCTCGTCTCAGCTATATAGATATGTCAAATGGTGGCAGAGTTTCTAATATTATTACTATTAACAACTTTCTGTAGTACAGACTATTTACTATTGTTCTTATTTATTAATAAGAGACATAAATAATATTACCTTAGAACATCTTTAACTCATAAAAGCATAGAGATCCATATATTTATGCACCTCTATGCTTACCAGAAAAAGAATAGTAATTCTTAGCTTAAAAAAACTAGCCTACTACTTCTTGTTATCTGCCACAGTTTTTAAGATTACCCCTCCAACTGTGGCTACAATACCTGCAACTTTAACAACACTTTTTGCTATTTTCTCAGCTTGTTCTGCTTTCTTACCCATAATAGTTTTATTTAATGTTATACAATGTTTGTTCTTTCATTTAGTCCAACTTTATAAATTCAAAATCATTTGGATTGCAGCATGCTTTCCTGTAGTCGAAAGCATAAATGCGCATGTAGGCTTCTTGTACCTCCTTGGCTCCATTATAAAAAGGGGTGACGGTGTGCTGCATGGTTGTTACTGTCACTACCATTTCGGGAGTGAGGACGGTACCGTTAGAGCGCTTGATGCGCTTAGGCATTATTTGAAATACTTTACTCATAGTCTATTTTATTATATGAAACCCAATTAGTTGTGAAAATCTTATCACAACTAATTGAGTTATCTGAATTATGCTTTACATTTTATTTCTTCCAATTCTTTGGCGCGTTCCTCAGAGATTCCCAATGATTTTCTTTCACGCTCCAATAATCTACGAACATTATCAGGAATTACTCCATCTTCAATTACATCATCGAGAGCTTCCATGTACTCTTTTTCTTCATCGGTAAAAGATACCAAAGAAGCCTTTACCATGTCCTCTATCTCTTGTGCTCTCGTCTCTGACAATCCGAGTTTCTGACGTTTACGTTCCAAGAACTTACGAGAATGAACATCTATTTCAGACGCATCTTCCAAACAGAACTCTACTTCTTCCTTATATGCCAACTCGTCCTCTGACAATTCAGATTTCTGTGTTTGAGCAATCTGAGCAACTGCCTGACCATTAGGGGCATTAACATTATCGTCCTCAAAATCCTGCAAAGGCTTGAACTGCATATCTATCTCCCATTCTATCTCTTCTGTCTTGCTAAATGTCTTATCCGTTTTTGCATCATAAGATCCACTTACCTTTGTGACAAGGTATTCAAAAGATGCCTTGACAGACTGGACTTTACTTGAAGTCATGCTTACAGACTCCGAAGAAGACAGATGCAAAGAATATGACAATATATTTCCATTCAATCTTTGCTTTACCAAAGCTTGCCAAGAAGTTTCAGAGTATAACCAAACCAAATCGTCTGGGCAATATGGCTGCTTTGTTGGTAAATACGTCTGAACCATCTCCATTCCATCCTTGGATGAATAACTATTTTGAGCAGCAGTATTTCTACCAAAACTTCCCCCAACATTAACAGCTTTAACATCCAATTCTCCAGACACATCCAACTGCTTTGCTTCTGAAGAAGCTGTATCTAACCCACGTAATCTTTTAATTCTTATTTCATTAGCCCCAAGACATTGTCCCAAATAACAAAGTTCATGTACTCTTTCCATAAACAACTGCTCTGTTGCATTCTCAAAAGGAAGATACGTTGCTGGTTTGAACGGATGACCAATGTATAAAGTGTTGGCTTGCGGATGCCCAACAGGGAATTGGATTGATGTAGGAAGATCGTTTAATGTAAACACGAATTGTATGTTCCCATCTTTATCATAGCAACCTGGTAGTTGTTTCTCTGTTCCAAGAACAAATATAAATTTTCTTATATTATAGAGTATATTGCTGAAAGAAGCAGAATCTTCTACAAGATTTTTCGTTATATTCAAATATATATCCTTAGCTTCTTGCTTAATCTCAAAATCTGGTGATTCCATAGCTGCTAACGCCATTTGTCTTCCTTGGATTAGATTTAAGCAATACAAAGCATTATGATAATATATTTTACAACGGAATTCATCATCTGTACAAAGTACAAGCGCCTCTCTAAACGCACTGTTCATAGCACCATCATAACGATGTACTTCTTCTGATATTTGCTCCAAGCCAGCAGAACAATCAACTTCTAATTGTTCTTCCATTTTTTGTCCATATGCTAGTCCCAAATAATAATAATAAATCGATTTAGTCTCATCATCATCCGTAAAATCGGTAGATGACAACATTTCGTTTATTCCTTGAATTGCCTTATCCGCTTCATTATTATCCAAATAAGATCCTATTACTTCCAATGGGGTTGTCTCTTCTTCATGTCCAGCAACATTAACCACCTTGTTTAACACGGCAGCTATTTTTTGAGCTTCAGCTTTAACGGCAGAATTCTCTCCATTAAAATTAAAGAAACGGTTCAATGGCAAAGATATATTATCCTCGTCATTTCCATATCCCCACAGATAGATTTGCATCTCACGATATTCAACTCTCTCAATGTCATTAAATGCAAAAGAATATACGTCTCCCTCATCATTATCAGGAATCCAAGCAAGCCTTTTATTGGTAATAACTATGCCTTGATTTTTGTTTCCAAAGAATGAAGTATCATTAAAGAACAAGATTTGTTCATGTATATCTATATTGAAATTATCACGAATAGAAGCCTTAGCACTATCAGAAATGTTTGTCATCATACAAACTATATGCTTGCCTCTTACACCATTCATAAAAGCTTTAGCCACTTCGTCAATTGGTGTCTCCGAGAAGTTCCAGTTTTTTCCTCCATTAAGATTTTTGTCTATTACATCCATAGACTTATCTACAATGTCAGTAGCTTGCGAAATTGCATTTATGACAGGCGAAGAAGAAGCGACCATATTGACCGCTTTCTTCAAATTTTTAGAATTAAATATTCCCATTAGTCCAACTTCTTAAATTCAAAATCATTCTGATTGCAGCATGCTTTCTTATAATCGAAAGCATAGATGCGCATGTAGGCTTCTTGCACCTCCTTGGCTCCATTGTAAAAAGGAGTGGCGGTGTGCTGCATGGTTGTTACTGTCACTACCATATCGGGAGTGAGGACTGTACCGTTAGAGCGTTTAAGGCGCTTAGGCTTTACTTGAAATACCTTGCTCATAATCATTCAGTTTTTAAAGTTCATATATATAACTGTTCCTGCTTTTCTGCCGAAACAGCTAGTTGTTACTTCATTTTGCAAAGATTATGCAAACGAGCGCAATGAAAGATTGCTTTCAAATTGCCGAGTGCAGCAAATCATTTACATTCAAGGGGCAAAGATAAGGAAATTCTGCGAACCAAACAAGTCCATAATGGTTCATAAATGAAAAAAGATGGTGCGAACCCCTACTTTCTTCACTTTCTTGTAAGTTAGGCTCTGGTAAAACCCGTAGAAAAGAAAATGTGAAAGAGGAATCCACACCATATGACGGTGTAGACTCGCTCAAACAAATTCTCGTTCTTTCTACGTTTCAATTTACCAGATTTCAACCTACAGAACTGAATAGTTTGCTCGTGTCCACAAGATAATCTTGTTTCTCTGCATCATAGCGACTTCAAGCGAGAACTTTACCCTGCCCTGTCACTAATCCAATGGCAAATTTAGTAAAAATCTGATGAACCACCAAACTTTTAACAAGAAATCTTATGGATTCCTCTTATATTTTACTTTTCAGGGACTCCTAACCCCTCTTCTTTCTGCATTCATACCTTATTATATAGAGTTATTGTCAATTCTGCTGCAAAACTACAATCCGGTTGCGACAAAAACCGACATAGGGAGAAGAAAAGATGAAGAGGAAAGATTAAATTGCAGATGAAATACATTCGGCAGAAAGTCCCATCGCCAGCAAACGTTGTGCTGTTTCTGTGTTGGCCTCATGTTTGCCTTCAACTCTGCCTTCTTCCATACTTCCGAGAAAAGTTGCTGAAAAAGTTTTATGGTTGCATGCAAGCACATGAAGAAGAATACTCAAGTGGTTCAG